TACATATAATATGAGTGCTAACCCAGAACTATTGGATTATAGTAGCTCTAACTCCAAATTATCATATGAAGTTTTAGATAGTGGTGTAAAAGGACCAATATCTAAAGTTAAACTTCTATATGGTGGAAATTCGTATGAAAAAGTTCCTGGAGTAAAGAATATTATAACTCAAACTGGAGAAGGTTGCAATCTTTATCCAAAAACTACAACTATTGGAAATGTCAATGCAGTGAAAATATCAAACACTGAAGCAATCTATTCTAGTGATAAAACTCTTTCTCCAGTATCAACTTTATTCTCAGCAGTAAGAGTAAAAAATAACTATAAAGTTTCTGATCTTCTTTTAGTAGATCCAGGAAGAAAATATATAAATCCACCAACATTAATATTGTATAATGAAACTGATGATGTTGTTTCAAATACTTTTTCTGCAAATGTTGAACTTAAATCTCAATCTGTAGATAAAATTACAATAGTTGATCCAGGAACTAATTTAAAAACCACTGACAATAGAATTGTCCCAATTAATAATAGTAATGGAATTAGAATTCTTAGTGTTTCTGTATCTGGGTCTGGTCCATATGATGTAGATTTGACTTTAGAGACCCCACTTTCTGGATTCTCAACTTCAAACCCACTGCCAATTTCAGTTGGTGATTCTGTTTTTGTGGAAAATATTCTAAGCAATTCTGGAAATGGATTTAACAGTTCAGATTATAAGTATAAATCATTTACTGTAACATATACTAATCCAAACTTTAGTGCTCCAGATGCAGCTGTAGTTAGATATCAAGTAGATCAAGATCCTGGGGTATTTGATTCTACAACATATAATGCATCAGTTTCAAAGTATGATGATCTAATTAAAGTTGAACCAGTATTAGAGAAATATCCATTCTTTAATGCAGAAAAAGTTTCAGGTAAGCAAATAATAGATAATGATGCAAACTCTCCATTAACTGATCTTATCAAATTTTATGATACTCCAGAATTTTTAGTTGGAGACACCATAGAAGGTGAAATTTCAAAATCACAAGCTCAAGTATCTTCAATTGAAACTTTTAAAGCTATTACAAAGGTTGATTCTAGTGTTTCTGAGGTTATTGGTTGGAAAGACTTTAGAGGAAATCTTTCCACTATTTTACAAAAATTACAAGACAGTGAATACTATCAGAATTTCTCATATAGTCTAAAGAGCAGGAAATCATTTACTGATTGGCAACCAATAGTTTCAGATTTATCTCATGTATCTGGATATAAACAGTTTGGTGATTTGTCAGTAGAATCAGAACTTCCAGTTGGAATAGCAAAAACTCTTACTGTAAAATCAGAAAGTTCTTCTCAGGTCAATGTATCTTTAATATCTGAAGTGGATACATCTACAGTCAGCAATTTTGATTTTGTTATTGAAGAGGACATTGATGACAGCGAAGGACTATATTCAGAATACTTAAAATTCTCATCCAAAAAACTATCTGACTATTTACTATCAGAGAACAACAGAGTTCTCCCTATTGATGACATCTCAAACCTTTTTGATAGTGATAATTCACCATTTGTTAGAATTGCACTAGATACTGTAGACACCACTGACAATATTGTATTAAAATATTTCTTCTTTATTGGAGCAACAGTTTCATTCTTTGGAGATTTCCAAAAACCAGAAGTATTTGATTTATTTGTAACAAGAAATGATGCTACTGTCAACCTAACTTCATATGCATATTATTATGATTTCTATAATGAGTTTGGAAATGTACAACTTCCACTTGGAGAAATTGAAGCCACATTAAGCCCATCCAATGGTGATGAAATAACTATTAATTTCAATCCAAGAAATATTTTTAATAGTTATGCAATATCTGCTGTTAAAGAGACTGCTCCAGTAGCAGTTGGCATTGCATCAACATCATATGGATATGTAGCTAGCATTGAAAAAACATCCACATATGCAGCTTCTGGATCTCCATCCACAGAAGTTATTTACAGTTACCCAATGGCAGATTTAACTTCTGGAACTGGAATTATTGGAATATCATCATCTCAAGGAAAAGTTGAAGATGCTTTTGAATTTACATTTATAAAAACAGTAGACAATTCTATCTCATACAACATATTTGCAGAACAAAAAACTAAAAATTTAGGGACATTTGGAATCTCAACAAGTGTTGGTGGTGCAGTTGAATTTACGTTTACACCAATATCTGGAGTTGGAATAACTGCATTTAGTAATATACAGATTTTAAATTCCAATAATGTTTCCCCAAATACAGTAACAAATACATTGAGTGTTATTACAAGTGAAAGTGTTACTTATACAGGAGCATCACAATTCCAAGTGGCATCAGTATCAGAATCATTTGCAGCAACAAAGTATATTATTGAAGCTGAAAAAACTGTTGGGTTAAGCACAGAAAGATCTATTTTTGAAATAAATGCAGTTCATTTCCAAACTTATAACAATAATACGATTTATGGTTTTGCTGGTGATTTAGATGATGGAGAGTTTGATATAGAAACAAATTATAATTCTTCTAGTGGGGAATACATTTTATCCTTTACTCCATCATCTTCAGCAACTTATAATTTAAAAGTTATCAAAAAGTCAATCATCTCTCCAAACGTCTAATAAATATTTTAAAAAATGCCTGTTTCAGATATTGGTGCAATTTATACTCCATCAATCTATGGGAGAACTTCTTTCCCCCTTAGATATAATCAAGAGCCAATTTTTTATAAAACATTCAATGGATCATCTGAAGAAATAGTAGGTATATCTTCTGATATTTTATATGTCAGAGAGCATTTTTTCAAAACTGGAGAAAAGTTAACATATAGTCCAGGAACAGGAACTTCAATTGGTATCTCTACCAATAGTCCAGGGAATATTGGATTTAGTAGTTATCTTCCAAGTGAAGTTTATCCAATAGTTATAGACAAGGATAGGATAAGAGTATCATTAGCCTCATCCTTAGCACTTTTGGGTGAGTATGTTGATATAACTGCTACTGGAATTGGATCAAACCACACTTTATTAGCAGAAAAGCAAAATTCAAAATGTTTAATTTCTGTTGACAATATAATCCAATCTCCAATTGCAGTTGCTTCAACAGTTGGAATTGTAACTTACACCAATACTTCATTTTCCCTAGATACATTGGAAAATGTAAGATTGGGATCTTTGCTAAGAGTATATGGTGATAATGAAAGTGAAATAGTAAAAGTATCTGCTATTGATTACTCAGCAAAAAATATTTCAGTATCTAGGGGAACTGGGGTTATGGGAACCCCCCAGTTTACTTTTACTGGAATTATAACACAGACTCCAGCAGAAGTTTTATCTGGAAATTATAATATAGTAAAAGATGTCATCTATTTTGTAGACCCTCCATTAGAAGGAAGAAGAGTAAACTTAGTTATTCCAACAGCAGACATTGATTTTGCAGACAATAGCTTTACATATTTTACTGGATCTGATGAAAACATCATTACAGGATCTCAAGCAATATTTTACTCAGAAAATCCCCCAGTTGAACTTGAGAATGGTGGATTGTATTACTTAATTAGAAGTGCTAACAATACCTTTAGATTTGCAGAAAGTTTATTTAAAGCATTTAATGGAGTATTCATAGAATTCTCATCAACATCAAGTAATGGATTCCCAGTAGGATCTTTTCAACTATTTTTAATCCTTCCAACTGATAACAGTTCCTTTCATGGAAGAGTTTTTCAAAGATCTAATTATGATGGAAATTATGTATTTGATGATATTTCAGAACAATTTACTGGAATTACAACATCATTTGAATTAAAAGTTTCTGGAGTTAGTACAGTTGGAATAAGTTCTGATAATGGCATAGTTTTAATTAATAATATTTTTCAATATCCAGAATCTGAAGAGGCATTTTCTTACAGGGAAGATAGTGGAAAAACTTACATTGAGTTTAGAGGTTCTGATGAAACAAAGACATATGACGTCAATGTAGGAGGAAGACCTAGAGGGGGGATTATAGTTGCATATGGAGTTACTGGTGGTAACTTATATGCTCCATTGATACCAGCAAATGGGTTTGCAGTTGTATCTGCAGCAGGAACAGTAGCAGACATTTATATTGGAAATCCTGGATCTGGTTATAGAAGTGGAATATCTACATACTATATTGAAATTGAAGATGCAGAATTGCCTGGATCAGGTGCTCTTGGAATTGCATATCCAAACAGTGTTGGTATTATTACTGGGGTTGGGATTATAACTGGTGGATCTGGATATTTGTACAATGGAACATCATCCAGTTTAACAGGAACAATAAATGTTTTAGATCCAGATGGAACTCCTATATCAGTTGCATCAACTACTGAATTTGAGTATTTTAGGGGGCAGCAAGTAAGCATAGACAATCCAGGTTATGTCGCAATTGGCACTGAGCTCATTAAATATACTGGAATTAACAATGCAGGTAGTGAATTGACCGGTTCTGTAAGAGGTCAACTTGGAACTATAGGAACTTCCCACACTCCAGGAGCTACAGTAACAAAATATGAGTATGATTACATAGTAAAATTTGATGCTCCTATGCCTTATGATAATATTCCTTTAGATGGATCATCTGCTGGTATTGGTGCATCAGTATCGCTTTATATTGATGAGTTTGGAGAAGTTACAAACTTAAGTTTTACAAATAAAGGATATAATTATAGGGTTGGTGAAGTTTTAACCCCATCTGGAGTTCTTGGGGTTTCTACTCAAGTAAATGATGATAAGTTACATATAACTATAAATGAGGTTGCTAAAGACGAATTTTCTGCTTGGAATGTTGGACAATTAAGAAAATTAAATGATTTAACTGATAAAGTAAATGGAAGAAGAAGTATTTTTACTTTATTCGAAACAGTTGCTACCCCAACAGGAACTGTTACAAGAAGAACTAGTTTAGAATCTAATCCAACTGCAGGAATTGATTTATCATATAATCTTCTAATCTTTGTAAATGATATTCTTCAAATTCCTGGAGAATCTTACACATTTTTAGGAGGATCTCAATTAGAATTTACTGAACCACCCCCATTAGGAAGTGAAATAAAAGTTTACTTCTATGAAGGTTATAGTGGGGATGCCTCATTCTTCCAATCACAAACTGATGTAAAAGAAGGTGACAAATTAAAGATTCAAAGAGATATCTATGAAATTTTGCCAATAGAACAAAAAACTAGAACAGGACAAAGGGTTGTCAGTTCAGATACGATTAGGACAGAAGTTTACTCAGATAGAGGATTATCAGAATCCTCATCACAAAGAAGAGCTATATCTTGGACTCCTCAAAAATCAGACTCTATTATAAATGGAGAGTACGTATCAAAATCTAGAGAAAAACAATCTTCTGGAATTTTGGATATAGAAATAATTTCATTAGATTATGAAGTAGTTGCTGGAGTGCAAACTGTTGGAATAACAACAACAAATGGCACATTCAATGGATTCTGTACTAGTATAATTGGAATTAATACAAATGCAGGTATTGGATCTTTGATTCAAATTGGAGATTATGTTGAAGCATCTTATATTGCTATTGGAGTAACTATAGTTTCTATAGGATCAAGTCAAATTGACATTGGATCACCTTCAATTGGAGTTTCTACAGAATTTTTAGATTTGTATGTAGGATTTACATCCTATTCCACATCACCAGTTGGAATAAACACAGTTCCCCTATCTTTCTACAGAAAGAGCTAATAAATAGCAATAAAGTACACAAAAACAAATGCCTGCAATAGTAACTGATAGATTAAGATTATTGAATTGTAGAAACTTTATTGAAGATGTTGCCGTAGGTGGATATTACATTTTTCTTGGACTTCCTAATGCTACAACATTAGATACTGATTGGGACACTTCCCAACCAAATCCCATTGACAATGAACTGTATTTAAATTCATATAGGGACACTATTCTTGGAGTCAAGAAAGTAAATACTTCTGATATCATTAGGGTTATTCCAAAACTCCAATGGGTGACTGGAAGAAAGTATGATATGTATAGACATGATTACAGTGTTTATAATTTATCTCCAGTTACATCTTCAACAAGATTGTACGATTGTCAATATTTTATAATTAACAGGGACTACAGAGTCTATATCTGTTTAAATAATGGATCTGCACCATCCAATCAAAATAAAGGTGTAATTTCTACTCAAGAACCATTACATACTGATGTTTCACCTAGAAAAGAAAGTGATGGATATGTTTGGAAGTATCTATACACCTTGAGCCCATCTGATGTATTAAAATTTGATGCTACAAATTACATCTCAGTTCCAAATGATTGGGAAACAACCACTGATGCAGAAATATCAAGAGTTAGAACTAATGCATTCAATGGGAAAATTGAAACTATTTTAATTGAAAAGCAAGCTCAATATAATTTTGTTGGAACATTAACTGGGGTTCCAATTAAAGGTGATGGATTTGGGGGAGAGGCAAGTATTGTTTTTGATGAAGAATCAAAACCAGTTTCAGTAGAAGTCACTGCTGGTGGTCTTGAGTACACCTATGGGACTTTAGATTTGGATTCAGTTCTTCCCCCACTGGGAGGAGAAAAAGCAATATTTAATGTGATTATACCACCCCCAGGGGGTCATGGGGCAGATATTTACACTGAGTTGGGTGCAACTAGAGTCTTAGTTTATAGTAGAATTGAAAATGATCCTACTAATCCAGACTTTATAGTTGGAAACCAATTTTCTAGAGTAGGCATTGTAAAAAATTTAAAAGCATTTGGAACAAATGCCACATTTACTCAAAGTAGTGGTTCTGGTGTTTATGCTTCAAAACTAGCAACTTCAACTGTTTTGGAACCATTGGATTCTAAAATAACTCAATCATCTTCAAGTGGAATTGGAAATTTAGTCAGTTTTGATTCAACTACACAAGTTCTTAGGTATATTCAACCAAGAACTAATTATGTGGATACTTATGCTGTTGGAAATATAATTACAATTGATTATCAGTATGCAGATAGTTCTAGTGGAATTCAAACAGCAACTAATTATGATCAAAATGAATTTGATAATTCATCCAACATAACAATAGGATCTAATTCCTATCCAATTGATAGTACATTTAATGGCACTTCAACTACTGTTGGATCTGTGGAATATTATCTTGGACAGCAATTTAACTCTGGCATGTCAAGCCCAGATATAAATAACAAGAGTGGTGAGATACTTTATGTAGATAACAGAGCTTCTGTTACCAGAGCATCTCAACAAAGAGAAGACATAAAAATTATTTTAGAATTCTAAGAAAATGCCCCAAAGTACCAACCTAAACAAGACTCCATATTATGATGATTATGATTCAGAAAAGAACTTTTATAAAGTTCTTTTCAAACCTGGGGTGACTGTACAGACAAGGGAACTTACCACATTACAATCAATTTTACAGAATCAAATTGAAAAATTTGGCAGTAAATTTTTCAATGCTGGTGGAGTAGTAATTCCTGGAAACACAGCATTTATACCAGTATATAATGCTGTTGAGGTAGAAACTACCTATAAAGGAATTAACGTTGAAACATATTTTTCAGAATTACTTGGGAAAGTAATATCTGGGGCAGACAGTGGAACAACTGCAAAAATCGTAAATATTGTAAAATCTTCAGAATCTGATAAAGGAAGAACTACAATTTTTGTAAAATACCTTTCTTCTGGAACTGATTTTGAAACTGAATTATTTACTGCAGGGGAAGAACTTTTAGCTGATTTTGACCTTCCAGTTGGGCAGGGATTTATTTTAACTGGGGAACCTGTCCTCCAAGTAACTAATCCTGTTGGTAGATCACCATTTTCAACAGGATCTGCTGCAAAAATAGAAGAAGGTGTATTCTTTGTAAGGGGGTATTTTGTAGACGTAAAAGAGCAGGAAATTATATTAGATCAATATGGAACAACCCCTTCATATAGAGTTGGTCTAGCAATTTCAGAAGATGTTATTACTGCAGATGAAGATGGATCTTTAAATGATAATGCTCAAGGGTTTTCAAACTATGCAGCACCTGGAGCAGATAGATTTACTATAACGTTAACTTTAGCAAAAAAATCTTTAGATGATTACAATGATGATAGTTTCATTGAGTTGTTTAGAGTAGAAAATGGTATAATCAGAAAGATTAAACAAGATACAACAGGATCTTTTATCAGTGATGTTCTTGCAAGAAGAACATTTGATGAGTCTGGAAACTACACAGTTCTCCCATATGACTTAAAAGTTCTAGAATCATTGAATGATAGATTTGGAAATAATGGAGTATATCTAGAAGACCAAAAAACTTCTCAAGGTAGTACCCCATCAGAAAGTCTAGGATTAATCCAAGTATCCCCAGGAAAATCATATATTAAAGGATATGAAGTAGCAACATATGATACTGTAATAGATTATCCAAAACCAAGAACTACAAAAAAAGTAGAATCTTCATCTGTAGTATTCTATGGTGGAGATTTAATTAGAGTCAATAATGTAGTTTCTGCACCTAAAGTAGGACTTTCTACTAGTGCAGTTGTTGCATTAAATGGTCAAAGATTAGTAAATCAACAACCAGCTACATCTGGAGTTACTACAATTGGTTATGCTAGGGTTTATGACTTTGAGCATCATAACACTTCTTATGAAAATGCTACAAGTCAATTTAATTTGAAGTTATTTGATATTCAAACTTACACAAATTTACACACAGATATCCCAGTTACTGGCATACCAGTTGGATCATACATTCAAGGTTCTAATAGTGGGGCAACTGGATATGCATCAACCATAACTCAAGGAGACACTCTATTCTCTTTATATCAAGTTGCTGGAAAATTCATTAGAAATGAAAGTTTAGTAATTAATGGAATTAGTAGCACATCTGCTACAATTGGAACAGTAACTGACTATTCAATCAATGATGTTAAATCAGTTTCAGATGGATTAGGATTTGTTGCAGATACTGTTCTTTTAAATTCATCAACATTGGTTGGACCTTTTAATGTTGAAACATATCATGGAAATCCAGCAGAACCTGGAATAGCTACTATTTCTAGAGGAAATGGAACTGCATTTACTGATTCAGTAAAAGTTAATGATGTTGTATCTTATCAACCAACAGGATTTACTTCATCTGTTTATGCTAGAGTAAGTTCATTTAATAGTTCAAAAACTGCTGTAACTGTTGTTGGAGTGACAACTGTTACGAATATTTGTACTGGTGATGTTGGAATTGGAACTTATAGTATTCAAAATATTGATGTCATCAGACCAGAAATTTCTAGACCTGAGAATTCATATCTTTACAATGAACTATCCCATAAAAATATTGCATCTATAAACTTAGAAAATTCAAGTTCTTTAGTAAAAGTACAAAATACTGGAGTAGTTAAATTATCAACTACAGCAACTCTTCCCAGTTTGGTTGGCACTGATTATGTTTATGCTGGTTTTGATGAAGAAAGATATACCCTAATCAATGCTAATGGATCTATTGAAAACTTGACTAATGCAACATTTACATTTACATCTGGTGGGAAAGAAGGAACTATCAGTGGGTTATCAGTTGCTGCTGGTCCATGTGTTTTAATATCAACCCAAATTAAAACTAATGTAAGTTCCAAAAAGAAAAAATACCAAAGATGTAACAGTATTGTTGTAGATAAAACCAAATATTCAACCCCAAGAAATGTTGGACTTGCTAATACTACACTATATGGAGTTAGGGTTGATGATGATAAAATTTCATTAAATCTTCCAGATATTGTTGAAGTTCATGCAGTTTATGAGGCATCTGGAACTGGAGATCCAGAGATTCCATGGATTGCTCTATCTGATATTATTAGTCCACTGTCAAATACTTCAGATTTTATTTTAGGGGAAAATTTCTATTGTACAGAAAGTGGTGCAGTTGGAACATTTTTAGAGGTAAAAAATACCAGTCAAATTTATGTAGTATATAAGACTGAGGCTAGACCATCTGTATCTGAGAAAATAACATTCTTAGAAAGCAAGTACACAGCTACTATTAGCCAATCAAATCCAGGCGACAAGAATATTTTAAGCAACTATACTCTGGATAATGGTCAGAGAAGAAACTTCTATGACTATGGAAGACTTATCAGAAAACCAGGATCCCAAGAACCTGCTGGAAGACTAAAAATTTACTTTGATGTCTTTAATTTTGACAGTGCAGATTCTGGAGATGTAATTACAGTTAATAGTTATTTACAATCACTGTATGGCAAAAAAATTCCAAGTTATGCTGGCATAAGAAATACTGACATTATTGATATCAGACCAAGAGTTGGTCCATATAATATTGCATCTAACAGAAGTCCATTTGACTTTACATCCAGATCATTTGACTCTGCTGGTGGGGCTGCTGCTCAAGTGCTAGCGTCAGATGAAAGTATTACCTTTGATTATGACTTCTATCTCCCAAGAGTTGACAAGTTAACCTTAGATCAATCTGGAGAATTTAACCTTGTTCTGGGGGAACCATCAGAAGATCCAATAGTTCCCCAGGTGTCTGGGGAGGTTCTTGATGTTGCTACAATAACAAGCACTGCATATTTGTATAATGTTGAAGATTATAATCAAATTCAAATTGCCATAACTGACAATAAGAGATATACCATGGCTGATTTGAGAACCATTGAAAATAGAGTTGATGATCTTGAATATTACACTTCACTAAGTCTTTTGGAGTCATCTACAGAAAGTTTACTAATTGAAGATGCTAATGGATTAAACAGATTTAAATCTGGACTTTTTGTTGAAAATTTTGCAGATATTTCAATAGCAGATGTAACTAATCCAGATTTTGATGGAGTTATTGAAAATGAAACATTTACACCTTACATTACTAATAATAGAGTAGATCTCAGCTTTATTAGTTCAGATGATGTAATTGCAAAATCTGAACTTGATATGGGATCAACAACTTCAACAAATGTAGTTAGAACTGGAGATACCATTACTCTAAATTATAATGAAGTTGAATACTTTAAACAACCATTTGCAAGTAGAGTTGTAAGTGTGAATCCATTTGATATTGTCACTTGGGTTGGAGTTTTGCAGTTAAATCCAAAAATTGATACTTGGACAATTTATGGTCCAGCAATATTCCTTGGTAGAATAAGAGGTGGTGGTAACAGAACTGTCTTTACTGGATATAGATATACAAATATTCCTACCATGAGAGCAAGGAATATTCAATTTGTTGCCACAAGACTAAAACCAAGCACTAGATTTAAGTTTATATTTGATGGTAGGGCTATTAGTGGAAT